AAAAGACCGCAGGCGGACAGCCGCGCTTCCGTCACGCGGCGGCAAATGCGCAGTATTGGCGGGAACTCCAAACGAAGCTAACGGAAATCATCGGGATTCTGGAGGCGTGAAATGAACGTTTTCGACCGAATCACGGCAAGCCCGCAGGCGTTGGCGGATTTCCTGCAAGCGATTCCGGCGATCAATGCGCCGTGGGACAATGCGTTTCATCGCATCTACTGCGATCGGTGCGCGGCGGAAAACTGCGACAACTGCCAGAATGAAGCCCTTCGGGGCAGCGCGCTTTGGTATTTGACGCTTCCGGTGGAAAGCTGCAAGGAGGGTCAATAAATGGGGGCTGATTTGGAACGTACGGCGATCATGCGGCTACAAGAAGCCGCGAATATGTCTGAGCGGTTCTACAAAGCGCCGTTGATCGTCACGACAAGCGGCGGAAAAGACAGCTCGGTTTGCATCGCCCTCGCAGAGCGGGCAGGAATCGAATTTGAAGTCATGCACAATCACACAACGGTTGACGCGCCGGAAACAGTTTATTTCATTCGCAATGAACTAAAAAGATTGGAGCAAAAAGGCGTTAAGTGTTTTCTGAATTACCCGTATTACAAGGGCGAACGGGTTACAATGTGGAGCTTAATTCCGCAAAAACTTATGCCGCCGACGCGGTTAGTACGGTATTGCTGTTCAATCTTAAAGGAGCAAGGCGGACAGGGGCGGTACATTACAACGGGCGTGCGATGGGCGGAAAGCGCGAAACGCAAGCAAAGGGGCATTTATGAGGACATAGCAAGTAAAAAGAGCGAAAAGGTGATTATTAACAATGATAATGATGACCGCCGCAGGCTCTTTGAATCATGTATGCGCCAGCGCAAAGCGGTTTGCAATCCGATTATTGACTGGAAGGATTCGGACGTTTGGGACTATATCGAATCCGAAAAAATACCGGTAAACCCGCTTTACAAGTGTGGTTACTCCCGCGTTGGGTGCGTCGGCTGCCCTATGGCTGGAAAAGCAGGCAGGAACGCAGAGTTTGCCCGCTATCCGAAATATCAGGAAGCGTATATACGAGCGTTCGGGCGAATGCTGGAAGAACGGAAGCGGCGAGGAAGGACAACAAAGCAAAGTTGGGAAACCGGGCGGGACGTGTTTCATTGGTGGATAGAGGACGGCGTTTTACCGGGGCAGATTGAACTCGACGATCTTCTTTCCGACGAGGACTATGACGAATGACCCGCGCGGACTATACGCGGACGTGCGCCGGATGCGGCAGCGTCGTAACGGAAGATTGGGTAAATGGTCAAAAGTGTTTCAGATGCTATGAGCCGGGGCAAACGTGCGGTTACATCGTCGGCATTGAACGGTTTCTGCCGTACGTCCCGGCATGGTGTCCAAAAATGGGCGGCTGCTTACGACCGCCGGAAAGATACGAGGTACAAAAGACATGAAAAAGCTGTATTCAAAGCAACTCGGCAGCGAGGTCTACGCGCTTGCGCCGGAACAGTTGAAAGTATTCGCGTCGAGCGGGTACGAAGTCCCCACGCCGGAAGCCGTCATTGCAGACGCGGGCGCTATCCGAATCGTTCCCCCGGTAGGAAAGCGCGCGTATGCGGTATTCAAATTCACGACGGGCGCTTTTGTCGTTCGCACGTCCGCCGAAACGATGACGATGCAGGAAGTCGGCACGTTCGTCGGTGAGGTCGTGCAAGCGGCTATCGTCTGCAAGCTGGCGGAAAATGCTGACCCGGACAGACAGAAGCCGGAAGCGTCGGGCGGTCAAATCGCGTCGGCGGTCGCGGCGCTGGCGGCGGCGATCAGGCGGGCGACCGGCGAAGCGCACGCGGGCGGCGATCAGGCAGCGGCGGAAAGCCCGGAGGTAACGGAATGACATTCGGCACGTGTAGATACTGCGGGCAAGTCGTGAATCTGGACTATGAAGAAGAAACGCAGGCGGAAGCCGATATTGCCGCTTCCGAAAAATGCGAATGCTACGACGCACGGCATGAACGGAATCTGCGCAAGCAGATCACGGCGGCGCAAAACCGCATTCGCAAGATTTTCGGGGACGATGCTGCAAAGCTGGGCTTTGCCCCGATTGCTGCCGAAGAACCGCTGCAACTCCTGAACGCTATCGCGGAGCGGACCGCGCGCGGGTTTATTACGTCGGCTACGATCAACGTACGCGGGCTTTGCAAGGCGAAAATCACGATGACCACAAAAGAGAAAATCAAGGTCGAGCGCAGCGAAACGAAAACGTATCAGTTGGAGGAATGACGGCGAATGAACGAAGCGTATAACATTGACTGCATGGAATTTATGCGCCGCGTTCCGAGTAAATATTTCGATTTGGCGGTTGTAGACCCGCCGTACGGGATTGAAAAGGGATTCAAGGAGACAAGCCGGGTTAGGCGCTACGGGCAGACAAAGACCGCGAACGACGATAAACCGACGGCGGAATACTTCACCGAACTGTTCCGTGTCAGCAAGAATCAGATTATTTGGGGCTACAATCATTTGTCGGATTTGCTGCCGCCGACGAAGGAATTCATTTTCTGGTACAAGCGTCAGCCCGTGGACAGCTATTCCGACGGCGAATTAGCATGGACGAGTTTCAATAAAACGGCAAAATGCTTTGACCATGCGTATTTCGGGAACGTCGGCGCGGATGACGTGCGGATTCATCCCATGCAAAAGCCGGTTGCGCTGTATTTGTGGCTTTACGCGAAATACGCGCATCCATACGACAAGATTTTTGATTCACACCTTGGGAGCGGGTCAAGCCGAATTGCCGCTTACGATATGGCGCTTGATTTCATCGGGTGCGAGATCGACGCAGATTATTTTCAGAAGCAAGAACAACGTTTTGAAGAACATACAGCGCAGCAGCGGTTATTCCTATGACCGCCGCAAGGAGGGTACATCATGGTAACAATCGGATGCGGCAGGACGGTCAAGCCCGTCACGTTCAGCGTCTTAGGCAAAGACGGCAAAGATAAAGCCGTTCGGGGTACGGTTTCGTACATCCATCCGGCGCGCCGCTATTGCATTCTTGAATTTGCCGTGCGGGGCGGCATTCTCCGCGAATCATTCCAACTGATAGACGGCGAAATTGCCGAATAGAGAAAGGCAGGGGCTTACATGGAACGCAGACCTATGAAGCTATACCTCGTCAGACACGCCGAATACGGCGAAACAACCGCAAACGGGCGCTGCAAATATGATGCGATCATCGCCGCCGCGCGGCAATGGCGCGCCCGCTGGACGCAGATAGCCCGCGAATGTGAATTTATCGTGCTTGCCGAAGAAGAACCGGCAAGCACAGAGCAATGACCGCGCAGCAGCGGCGGAAACGCCGCATGATACGCCGGTTCGCGCCGACGGTCGCGCTGTGCGCCGTCATTGCAATCATTGCGGCGGCTTGTGTCTGCGCGCTGGCGCGCCCGGTAGAGCGGGACACACAGCCGGTAACAGCAAACACGGAAACAGTCGCCGCAGCAACAAAAATCGCCCCTGCGATCACAAAAGCGACGGAGCAGATCACGAAAACGCCGGAAACGATCACGCCGAAAGCGCCGGAAGAAACAGAGCCGGAAGAACAGCCGGAGGAAGCGCCGGAAGAAATCAGCCGTTATGCGGCGCTGAACGTCACGGAGGACGATATTGATATGCTGGCAGCGCTTGCATGGCACGAAGCGCGCGGCGAACCGTTTGACGGGCAAGTTGCCGTTGTCCTGACTGCGCTGAACCGCTGCTTGTCGCCGGAATTCCCGGATACGGTTGAAGAAGTCGTTTTCCAGAAGTACGGGGACGTTTGGCAATTCAGCCCCGCGCCGTATCTTTGGACAGCGGAACCGACACAGACGCAGTACGACGCAGTTTATACCGCGCTGCACGACACAGATTACATTCTTCCCGCCGAAGCGGTATTTTTCAGCACAAAGGCATACAACGACAATATCGTTGCAGTCATCGGAAATCACATCTTTTGTTCTATTGAGGAGGTCACACAATGAAAATCACACGCAGGACAGAGCAGGAAATCAATATTTCGGAACTGAAAGCGGCGATCAAGGAGGGGCGCGGTCTGGAGGTCATCCGCCCGCACGACGAAATCACGCTTGCGCTTGACACGGGCGAAACGATTACGCCGGTTTGCGGCTACGTCGGCAAGCATAGCGCCCGATTTGTTTTCAAAGATTGCCTCCGCGAAATGTGGCAGATGAACAAGACCATGACCAACAAGGGCGGATATTTCAGAAGCGAAGCCCGCAGACACGTCCTCGAAGATATTCTGCCGCATTTGCCCGCCGAACTGCGCGAAGCGATCACGCCGCGACACTTATGCGAGGAAATCGACGGCGAAACGTACGAATATTTTGATTCGTTGTGGTTGCCGTCGGCAACGGACGTTTTCGGCAATGACCCGGATGGATGGTGGAAAGAAGAAACAGACAGCTTCCAGTTACCTATTTTCAAGGCGGAACGCGACCGCGTGAAGGAAGTTCCCGGAAACGGCACATATCCGTACTGGCTCCGTTCCCCGGGTGCCAGCATTTCCACGTATTTCGTGTTTGTGTTTACTGACGGCACGGTCAACCACAACAACGCGGGCTACTCGCGTGGCTTTGCCCCCGGCTTTGATTTGTAAAATTCGGAATTCAAAACTTCCCCGGCTCAATGCCGGGGAAGTAGCCGCAAGGAGGCAAAAATGAACAAGTACATCGGGAAAATCATCATCGTCACAAATATGCGGAAAATCCCGCGTTCGTGCGCGGAATGCGGATACTATGACGGCATGGGAAACCGTCCCGGCGGGCGCTACAACGACGGCATTTGCACAGCGGGCGCGTCGATTTACAGCACACGCGGCATTCGGGTATCAAAAGAACGGCTGAAAAACTGCCCGCTTCACATGATCGGGAGGGATAGCAATGACTGATGAATACATAAGCCGGGAAAAGACGCTGGAACTGCTCAAAAGTCTGAGCAGTCGGGACTATCGCCGGAAAAAAGGCACAATTCAGGATGCAATCAAGATGATTTCTTACGCCGTGTACACGCCCGCCGCCGACGTTGCGCCGGTGCGACATGGGCGGTGGATTTACCATGATGACGGTGTATTCACTTGTAGTGAATGCGGCAACGCAGAATCTAACGACAGCTATTATTGCAGACTATGCGGGGCAAAGATGGATGGTGCTTGACGGTGAAAATTGAACGTGCGATTGAAATTCTGAATCCCGCGCATCGGGAACATTACGAAAGCATTGAACCGGTAAACGAAGCCTGCCGCATGGGGATTGCGGCGTTGTCGTACCGCGTTCGGAAAAAACCGGAATACCTTCCAGCGCGCCCCGCGCCCGCTTTAGCCTGCAAGCGGTGCGGCAGCGTCAAACACTTGCACAATGCAGACGGCGCGCAGAACGCATTCTGCGGGCAATGCGGACAGGCTATTGACTGGACGGATGCGGCGGAAACGGACGCATAAAAAAGCCGCCGACGTTTTCGCAGAACGTCGGCGGTGCTTGCCTCGGAAAAGACAAGGTTACTCATACCTTATATATAATATCACGTTCCGGGGCGATATGCAAGCGAAAAGCGGCGGGAAACCGCTATTTTCGGGCTTGTATGGGATAGTAACTTAACGACCACAGAGCCGCCGGAGGTAAAGGCATGAAAACAATCTATCGGGAAAAGCGCTACTACTGCGGGGAGTACCTCGACGTATATATTTTTCCTACATACCGGCAATCGAACGGACGGCGCAGCCGGAGCAAGCCGACAACCGCAGCACAGAAGAAATTAAATCAGCGCCACAGGGAAGAAAAACTTGTCAGACTGCTTCACGCGAACTTCACGCCGGATGATCTTGAAATTCACCTGACATATACCGTCCAGCCGGAAAGCGAAGAAGAAGCCGCCCGCAATGCCCGCAATTACATACGTCGCATTCAGCGGATGCGGAAGAAAGCCGGATTGCCGCCGCTGAAATACATCGTCGTGACAGAACGCGGCGGAAAGACCGGGCGTTATCATCATCACATCACGATCAACGGCGGGTTAGATCGTGACGCGGTGGAGGCGGCTTGGGGCTTGGGCTACGCGAACAGCCGCCGCCTGCAATTCACGGAAACAGGGCTTGCCGGTCTTGGACATTACATCGTCAAAAAGCCCGTCGGCAAAAAGGCTTGGAATGCGTCAAAGAATCTGATTGACCCTGACCCGAAAACACGCGACGGGCGCATTTCCGGCAGGCGGGCGGAAGAACTCGCACGGGACACGACCAACAACGCCGAATATGAAAAGCTGTACCCCGGATATTTCCTTGCGGAAGCTGGCGCATTTCATAACGACGTGAACGGCGGACGGTATATCGTCGCCCGGTTTTACCGCCGGGACGGTAAATTTATAAAGCCACAGCGAAAAACAAAAACGAATCGGAGGCGGAAAGAATGACGGTAAACGAATTTGCACAGGATGTCCACAAAAACGCCGTTGCGCACGGTTGGTATGATGCGCCTATCACGTTCCCGGAAGTCGCGGTTATGATACACGCTGAAATCTCGGAAGCCGTTGAAGAATGGCGGAGCGGAAACCCGGTTATCTACGGCACGTGTGCGTTGTCACCGGAGAATTGCAAGTTTTCAAAAATCTGCGATAATGTCGGGCATCCTTCGGGCGCTGATACGGAGGGGAACTGCAAGCCGGAGGGCGTTGCGGTCGAACTCTGCGATGCGGTCATGCGCATTATGGATTTCCTTGCGTTCATGGGCGTAGACATTGAAGCCGTGCTTGTGGCAAAGCACGAATACAACAAAGGGCGCGAATACCGGCACGGCGGGAAGCGCGCATAAGGAGGCGGGCTATGATTAACTATTTCAACGCAGCGGAAAACACGCTGCGATCACGTTCAATGCTTGAGAAGGCATTGAAAAACCTGATGCGGCGGCAGGAAAGAATCATGCGCCACAATTCGCCGTCGGGCTATCCGTCGTTAGATACGTCGAAGCCGTACACAAGCACGAAAAGTGTAAACGATGCGCTGACAGATTGCATTGAGATTGCCGAAGTTGCGCGGGAGATCAACCGCACGAAAGAAAAGATCGACGAAATCGACAGCGTATTGCAGCAGCTTGACCCGCAAGACGCGGAATTACTGCGCCTATGGTACATAGAGCGGGAAAGCAAAGAAGAAATTGCCGCACAGGTGAACTATGCGTCGCGCACGTCAATCTACGATTTGCGCAATAAAGCCGTTGCGGGCTTTGCTGTGCTGTACTTCGGTGCGGATGCTGGGGCGCTGCTCTGACCGCGCCGGACGCTTTTGAAAAAAGTCTGAACAGAAAGTTTTGGAAATCCGTGCTATGCTGATAGCCGTAAAGGGAGGTCGAGGAAACCTCGCCGCCGTGCGCCTTGCGCTTATGCGCAGGGCGTTCCCTTTACCCTTTTGCAAGGAGGCAGCGGAATGAAAGCATTTGCAAAAGCGTTCTACGAATCGGCAGCATGGCGGCGGACGCGGGCGTACATCCTGAAACGCGACGCGGGGCTATGCGTCAGGTGCGGCGCGCCCGGTTGCATCGTCCATCACAAGACGGAATTAACGCCGCGAAACATAGATGACCCCATGATTACGCTGAACGAAGATAATCTTGAAACCGTCTGCCGGACGTGTCACGCGATCATTCACGAAGGAACGCCGCCGCTTGCAGACGGTCTTGCTTTTGATGCAGACGGAAACGTTATCGAATCCGCAATATCCCCCCCGGTGCGCCGCTGAAAATTTCCGGCGGCGTAACCGCGCTTCACCCACGTTTAGAACCGCCCCGGTCGCGCACATGAGGGGGGGTAACGCAAAATTCAGGAGGTGGCATACATTATATGGCGGAAGAAAAAAAGACATACGAAGATATGTCAAACCCTGAAAAAATTGACGTGAAAAAGCGAAAAATTAAAAAACTTTTCCGTGATTTACCCACAGAAAAGAAGCAATTCGCGGAGGGTTTAATCAATCAATTCGCGGTCACGTCGGTTACGCTGGAACGCCTTGCCGACGCGATCAACAACGGCGATCTTATCGAAGATTTTGTGCAGGGCGCACAGAAAATGCGTCGGGAGTCCCCCGCCCTACGCGCCTATAACACGACGATCAAATCGTTTTCGACGCTGACAAATCAGCTTATCAGCCTGCTGCCGGAAAAGGAAAAGAAAACGGCGGGCGATGAACTGATGCAGTTTATTACGAAGCCGAAAGCGGCGGGCAGATAATGAACTATGTGCGAGAATACTGGGGGCGGATTTCAAGCGGCGAGATCGTCACAAGCCGCCGCGTCAAAGCTGTTTACGGGCGGCTGATGCAGGAAATGGACGCGCCCCCGGATGATTCAGCGTATTATTTCGACGAAGAAACCGGGGAACGCCCGATTTTGTTCATTGAGCAATTCTGCAAGCAGTCACAGGGTACACTCGGCGCGGCGTTGAAGCTGGAATTATTTCAAAAGGCGTTCATTCAGACGCTATTCGGTTGGCTTGAAAAAGATACGGGATACCGGCGATTCCGCGAAACGCTGCTTTTGGTCGCCCGAAAGAACGGAAAAACGACGCTGCTTGCGGCTATCGCGCTGTATCTGCTTGTCGCGGACTATGAGGGCGCGGCGGAAATCTATTCCGTAGCGACGAAAAAAGATCAGGCAAAAAAGACGCTGACCGAAGCCGTCAACATGGTCAAGCAGTCGCCGGAACTGCGCGCGATCATCAAAAAGCGCCGGAACGATATTTACTTTCCGGCGACGGCATCCATCTTTGAAGCCCTCGCGTCGGATTCCAACACGCTTGACGGTCTAAACTCCCACGCGGTTATCATCGACGAATTGCACGCCATTCGTGACCGCAATTTGTACGAAGTTATGAAGCAATCGACCTCCAGCCGCCGACAGCCCATCGTGATTATGATTACCACATCCGGCACGGTACGCGAATCCGTGTTTGATAACATTTACGAATTGGCGTGCAACATAGCCGACGGCAAGATAACGGAAGATACGTTTTTGCCGGTGCTGTATGAACTGGATGACCGCGCCGAATGGACAGACCCGCAAGCGTGGATAAAGGCGAATCCGGGACTCGGAACGATCAAGCGTTATTCTACACTGGCATCATTCGTCGAGCGGGCAAAGAAGAACCCGGAAGATTTACCCGGCGTTCTCTGCAAGGATTTCAACGTAAAATCCGTGACAGCGGCGGCGTGGTTAAGCTACGACGAAGTAAAGAGCGACGCGACGTTCACGATGCAGGACGTGTATAACACGTACGCAATCGGCGGTTGTGACCTATCCGCGACAACTGACTTGACGTGCGCGACGCTCCTGATTCGCAAATCCGGGGATGACCCGCAAATTTACGTTTTACAGCATTACTTTTTACCGGCGAAGAAGCTGGAAATGCTGGACGAACACAACACGCAGGAAGCGCCCTATAAAACATGGGCTGACCGTGGTTTGCTGACGGTATGCGACGGCGTGCGCGTGGACTATTCCGATGTTACGGCGTGGTTCTGCCAGATGCGCGACGAATACAAGATCGACACGTACAAAGTCGGATATGACCGCGCCCTCGCGGGTTACTGGGTCGATGAAATGACCTCCAACGGCTTTGAAATGGTCGCCGTTGCGCAGGGTCCGTTTACATGGTCGCAGCCGATGCGCGAAATGGGCGCAGCATTCGCAGACAAAAAAGTGAATTACAACAAAAATCCCGTTTTGCTTTGGTGTCTGACGAACACGGCAGTCAAGAAAAGCGGGGTCAATAATATCCAGCCCGTAAAGATTTCCGACAAGCGCCGCATTGACGGCGCGGTTTCGCTCCTGAATGCGTGGGTCATCTATGTGCGGGATTTCGAGGACTATATGTATTTGGTGGGGTGATAACATGGCAGAAAAACGAGGGCTATTTCAGTCGATCTTCGGGAAGAAGCAGCAAAGCGACAAGGATTTTCATGCGTACAAGCTGCTTAGTTCGTGGGAATCGACCTTTTCGCCGTATTCCGGCAATATGTGGGATATTAACACGGTTCGTTCCGCCGTGGACGCATTCGCCCGCCGCGCATCGACCGCGCAGCCGCGCCACGTCCGGCAGTCCCCGGAAACGACGGTATCCGTCAATGACTACGTTGACCGCATCTTGCAGTATCAGCCGAATCCGTACATGACGGCGGCTGATTTTTATTACAAGCTGGCGGCACAATACAAGGTCTACAACAACGCCGTCGCATATCCCGTCTTTGACAGTCAACGGCGGCTTGTGGCGATCTATCCCATCAACGCGCAGTATTTTGAACTGCTTGAATATATGGGAACGCTGTATTGCCGGTTCAAATTCGCAACGGGCGCGTCGTATATCTGCGAGTATTCCCGCATTATCCACATCCGCAGACATTTCCTCGAAAACGATATTTTCGGGGATGACAACCGCCCGCTGAATCCTGTTTTGAAAACGGCGAACACGTTCAATCAGTCTATGTCGAAGTTTGCCGAACTCGTCGCCGTCATTCGCGGCATCCTGAAAGTTTCAAACGCCGTGAAAAATGAGGATTTGAACCGCCGCCGTGACGATTTCGTACGGGACAATTTGCGCATGGAGAACAACGGCGCGGGCATCGTGGTCACGGATTCCAAGTATGACTATACGCCGCTGAACGACAAGACAACGCCGATTCCGGCAAATCAGCTTGAATACATCAAGACAGAAATTTATGACTACCTCGGCGTTTCAAAAGAGATCGTCGAAAACACGGCTACCCCGCAGCAGGAACAGGCTTTTTACAGCGGCGAAATCGCGCCGTTCTTCCGCAAGCTAACGCAGGCGTTCACGAACGTGCTGTTTACAGAACGGGAGATCGGACACGGCAACCGCATCATTTTCGCCGCAAATTCCGTGCAGTTTGCAACGCTGCCCGAAAAGGTGACGGCGGCGAAATTCCTGACGGAGATCGGCGCGGCGACGCTTGACCAGATTTTGACCATGTTCGATATGCCGACAATCGGCGGTGAAGAAGGTGCGCGCCGCGTCCAGACGTTGAACATGGTAAATGCAAAACTTGCCGACAAGTATCAGACGGGCGCAGACGACGAAACGCCGCCGGATGACCCGAAGAAGGAAAAAGACCCGCCGCCCGCAGAGCCGGACGGCGCAGAAGCGAAGGAGGCTTGACGTTATGGGTATGAAACAAGGGCGCGAATACCGCGCCGTGCAGGATTTTTCCCTCGTTCCACGCGCAGAAGAAAAGGACGAATACCGCGTGCGCGGTACGGCGGTCGTGTTTGATACGCCGACGGTTCTTTTTGAATACGACGGCGTGAAGTATTCCGAGGTCATTGACCGCAACGCATTTGACGAATGCGATATGTCCGACGTGATTTTTAACTACAATCATGGCGGCAAGGTGGTCGCCCGTCTGCGCAATAAAACGCTTACGCTGACCATCGACGAACGCGGCTTGCACATGGAAGCCGACCTCGGCGGCACACAGGCGGGGCGCGAACTGTATGAGGAAATCGACGGCGGGTATGTCGATAAAATGTCCTTTTCCTTTTCTGTGCGCGAATCCAAGTATGACAGCGTAACGCATACCCGCACGATCACAAAGGTCAAGAAGCTATACGACGTGTCGGCGGTGGATATTCCCGCGTACAAAGACACAGAAATTTCCGCGCGCAGTTTCTTTGAAGTGGAGCATTCAAAGGAACTGGCGGCTTTGGAGCAAGCCGCGCGCAGGAAACGTCTGATAGCTTTGACATACTGAAAACCCACATTTTTTGAATTTATGGAGGTAAAAACATGAACATTGAGAAAAGACGCGCCGAAATCGCCGCGCGCAAGGCTGAAATCCGCAAGCTGCTTACCGATGACAAGAACGCCGACATTGACGCGCTGGAAAAGGAACTGCGCGAACTGAATGAGGAAGATGCAGGACTCGAAAAGCGTCAGGCAATCGAACGTATGCTGAATTCCGGCTCGGCTATGGGCAATCCCATCGAAAACCCCGTCGCTGCCCGCAGCCTGCCCGTAGAGGATACGGAAAAGCTGTATCGTTCCGCATGGCTGAAAACCTTGCAGGGCAAGTCCCTGACGGACGATGAAAAGCGCGTTTACGAACAGCGCGCGTATTCGACCGCTGCAAATTCCGCGCTGCCCATCATCCCGGAAACGACCGCGAATCAGATCATCAAGAAAATGTACGAGGTCGCCCCGATTTTGCAGCGCTGCAAAATCTTCCACGTCCCCGGCAATTTCAAATTCGCCGTCGAAGGCACGAACAGTGACGCGGCGCTTCACACGGAGAACGCAAGCATTACCGCCGCCTCCGACAGCCTGACTTCCGTTTCCCTGACGGGCTACGAAATCGTCAAGCTGGTCAAGGCATCCCGCGCATCTTCCGAAATGGCGCTGTCCGCGTTTGAAAGCTACATTGTCGAAGTGATTGCCGAATCCATCGCCCGCAAGATTGAAAATTACATCTTCACGGGTACGGGCAGCGATCAGCCGGGCGGCGTGAAGGTCGCGGGCAAGGGTACAAGCGGCGCGTACACGGACGGCACAGATCAGGTGACAGTTGCAAAAACGGCATCCCTGACAGAAGAAAATGTAGTTTCGCTTTACGGTATGCTTGCGTCCGGCTATGAGCGAAATGCCGTCTGGTGCATGAACAAGGCGACGTTCTTTACTGATTTCTTCCCGCTGATGAACAAGTCGAAGAACAACCTCATCGAATTCGCAGGCGGCAAGTATTACATCATGGGCGCAGAGGTCTACTTCACTGGTTCGCTTGCGGCACATGAAGCGTACTACGGCGATTTCGAGTACATCATCGGCAACTATTCGCAGGACATTACGGTTGTCCGCTCTGAGCATTCCGGGCTTGCAACCAACAGCATTGATTACCTCGGCGCGTGTGTCTTTGACTGCAAGCCGGTTGCCGGACTCGGTGCATTCGTGCATCTCACAAAAGCAACGGCGTAACGCGGAGGGCTGAACATGGCAGTTAGCAGCGAATATGTCGCGGCTATCCGTCAACGTTTGCGGCTGACAACCGACGATTTCGACAATGAAATTACCGACCTCATCAACGCCGCCCGCGCAGACCTTGCGCTCGGCGGCGTTGTTGAGGAAAAAGCGAACGACGAAACTGACCCGCTGATTCTGAAAGCGGTCGAAACGTACGTAAAGGCTGAATTCGGGCTTGACAACGATGATGCGGAGCGATACCGCGCATCGTACAAAGAGCAGCGGAACGGTCTGACGCTATCGGATAAATACATTGTCGCGGAAGGAGGTTAGCCCGTGTATTGGCGCGATGTCGTGATACTCCGCGCCGTAGTCACGGACACGGACGCGGACGGATACCCGGCGGAAGTCGTGAAGGAAACGCGCGTTTTCGCGGACGTGCAATCCGTCAAGCGCACGGAATTCTACGCCGCAAAGCAGATCGGTATTGATCTTGCAATAACCGTGAAAGTCCGATACGGCGATTATGGCAATCAGGAACGTTTGCTGTTCAGCGGCAAGGAATACAAGGTCGAGCGGGCATACACGGACGCGCGCGAATTCTACACGCTGGAATGCTCTGAATTCAAGGAGGCAAGCGCATGAATGTCAACGAAACGCTGAAAACGATGTTTTCCGACCTCCTGCCGGTCGCCGCTGATACCTACAAGGGCAAAGCGACGGAATACATCGTTTTCAACTATACGGCTATCCCGGAAGATTTCGGGGACGATGATGCGCAACACTGGCGCTATCTGACGCAGGTGCATTTATACGCGCCGCATGAAAAGAATTCGCTTGCGTACCGGCGGGAGATCACGCGGCGGCTTGTCGCCGGGGGCTTTACGCGCCCGACGATCACGCCTGCCTCCGATGAAACCGGGCAGCATTACGTTTTTGAATGCGAGATTTCCGGGGGCGTTGACGATGGCTGAATTATCGACACAGGGGCTTGACGGTCTGATTGACGATATGACGGCGCTTATGGAACTGCCAGACGAAACCGTTTTGGAAATGCTGACGGCGGAGGCGGAAGTGGTCGCCGCCGCGCAGCAGTCCGAAGCGCAGAGCATGGGCGTATATGCGACCGGCAAAACGGCGGGCAGTATTTCATACGACAAAAAATTGAAGGTCAAGGGCGCAAGCCGCGCAATCTACGTTTCACCGAAAGGGACGCGCGGCGACGGAAACAAGCGCCGCAACGCCGAGGTCGCATTCGTCAACGAATACGGCAAGGCTGGACAACCCGCCCGCCCATTCATCAACACAGCAAACGAAAAATCAGCAGACGCAGCCGTTGAAGCGGCAGCGGGTGTCTATGACAAGTATTTGAAATCCAAGAATCTTTAGGAGGTTACATTATGGCACAGTTTGGAGCAAAACGCCCTGTTTTTGCGCCCATCAAAACCACGCCTGACGGTGCATTGCCGACGTATGATTACGAAAAGAAAGTCACAATCGGCAAGCTGGTCAAGGCGGATTTGACCGTTACGAACGCTTCCGGCGAACTGTACGGCGACGATGCGCTTGCGGAAAAAGTCGATATGTTCGCGTCCGGCTCTCTGGCGCTGGAAACGGATGACAAGACCGACGAAGTACAAACCGCCCTGCATGGTGCGACGAAGGACGTGGAAAGCGGCGAAGTCACGGACTCCGACGGCGACGTAGCCCCGCGCGGCGGTCTTGTGTATTACAAGGTCATCATGCGCAAGGGTATCCGCTATTTCAAGGGCATCTTCCATCCCGAAACAAAGGCAATCCTCGGCAACGACAGCGCCGCAACAAAGGGTTCGTCTATCACGTTCGGCACGTCCAACACGACGTTTACAATCTTCCGCTGCAATTCCGGCGCATGGCGCATTACGAAGGAATTCACAGGTGACGGCGCGGAAGCGAATTGTATTGCGTGGTGCGATACGAAACTCGGCAAATCGGCAACGGGTGGCGGCGGTTAAACAATCAGCAGAGCGGGCGCGCGGGTCAATTCCGCCGCCCGCTTTGGCGCTATGGAGGTAAAGACAATGAAAGCGGCAAAAATCACGGTTGCGGGTACAACGTATTTCCTCGTCATGGACGGCGAAGCGATGTTTACCATCCGCGACATTTACGGCGGCACGCGCCTGATGCTGGAAAAGATGGAACAGGACACGCGCGAAGGTTTCCTTGAAACGTGCAACGCCGCCGCTATCCTTGCAGAGCGCGGCGAACTCGTCCGCCGCCGGTTGGGATATGAGCCGGGGCGCATCCCGGAACGCGACGATTTCGCGCTTTTGACGCAGCCGTATGAAATCGTCCCGCTGAAACGTGCGATTGCGAACGCAATCAAACTCGGTTACGGGCGCGAGATCACAGCCCCCGGCGACGATGAAGTTGACGAAGGGCTTGAAGAATTGAATCAAAAAAAAACAAGATTCGCCGCGCGGACTATTACAGAATAGCCGTTTTGTGCGGCATTTCCCCGGCTGATGCGCTGTTTATGCCGCCGGGGGAAGTATTTGACTTGTGGGAACTGTACCTTATCGCACACGGTAAAGGCAACAACGGGGAGGGTAACTGATGGCAACGCGCACAATATCAACGAAATTGCAGCTTGACGGCGAAGCCGAATACCGCGCGTCGCTAAAAAATATCAATTCCGAACTCGGCACGCTGAAAAGTGAACTGAAATTGACAGAATCGCAGTTTGCGGGACATTTGAACAGCTACGCGGCGTTGTCTGCAAAGGGCGAAACCCTCGCGGGTATGTATGACCAGCAGGAAAAGAAACTTGCCGCGATCAACAAAATTCTGTCAGAAGCAAAAGACGCGCAAAGCAAATTCGGGAACGAAGTCCAGAGCGCGAAAGACAAAATTGCAAAAACCGAAGCCGCCCTGAATGCGCTTGCGGATGCGGAGGGGGACACTTCCGAACAGCAGGCAAAATTGACGGCGGAACTCGAAGAATACAAGACGGAACTTGCGACCGCCGAAGCGAATCAGCAGAAAGCGACGGAAGCCGTCAACAAATATCAGACGCAGGCAAACAGCGCCGAAGCCGAATTGAATAAACTCGGCAATGAGATCGACGAAAACAACAAGTGCATGGACGAAGCTGCAAAATCATCCGACAAATGCGCTGATTCCGTCGATAAATACAGCGGCAAGGTCAAGAAAGCCGACGAAGATACGGAGAAGTTTTCCGAAAAGCTGAAAACCGGGCTTGTCGCCGGTGCGACGGCGGCAGCGGCGGCGTTTGCGGCGATCAGCGCGGCGGCGGTCAAGCTGGGCGTTGAAGTTGTGACCGCGTATGCGGATTATGAACAGCTTGTCGGCGGCGTGGAAACGCTTTTTCAGGACAGCAGCGGCAAAGTCTTAGACTATGCGAACAACGCCTACAAAACGGCGGGTCTGTCTGCAAATGAATACATGGAAACCGTGACCAGCTTTTCCGCAAGTTTGTTATCCAGCCTCGGCGGGGACACGGAAAAAGCCGCAGACTACGCGGATAAAGCGATTACGGATATGTCAGACAACGCAAACAAAATGGGGTCTGACATGGACAGCATTATGAACGCCTACAAAGGATTTTCAAAGCAGACGTTCACAATGCTTGATAACTTGAAGCTGGGCTACGGCGGCACAAAAGAGGAAATGCAACGGTTGCTTGATGACGCGGAAAAGATTTCTGGCATCAAGTACGATATTTCCAGCTACGCCGACATTGTAGATGCTATTCACGTCATCCAGACGGAAATGGGCATTACGGGAACGACGGCGAAAGAAGCGGAAGAAACGATTTCCGGCTCTATTGGAATGCTGAAAACGTCGTTTCAAAACCTCATTACCGGCATGGGCGACGCGGATGCAAATATTGACCAACTGTGCGATAACGTCGTAAATTCGTTCAAATCCGTCGTAAAGAATATTTCTCCCGTCATTCAGAATCTTGCAAAGACGATTCCGAATGCAATGGAGGGGATTCTGGACGCGATCAGCCCGCTAATTCCTGAATTTCTGGAACTCGGCGTGAATCTGTTTGAAGCCCTGTTAAACGGTATCATAGATATGCTGCCGGAATTGAGCAGCACGGCGGCGGAACTGATTAC